GCGTAGCATAAAGCGCCAATATCGCGCTAAACATCAAAAGAAAGAACTAATGGATGTTAATGTATTGCCTGGTCATGTGTGCATACATGTTTTTGAAAATAATAAGGTGGTATCTTATGGTGCCAAGATGCCAGTTAAAGGAACATCATTTGTTGAACAATTTGATAATGACATGACTGTAAAACCCATGAGCCTGGATATTCCTTTAAAACGTACCGGAATGTTTAAAGCTTGCGCTATATAATAAGTTTATAAGTACCCAGTAAACTTGCTGGGTAGCTCAGAGGTAGAGTGATCGGCTGTTAACCGATTGGTCGCTGGTTCGATCCCAGCCCCAGCAGAAGATAATAATAAGATAATAATAATAATTTCGTTTCTATTAGAGCAACGTTGCTCTATTAGACAAACCTCTCTATTAGAAAGGTCTTTCCATGGGGGGCGTATTTCCCTAAAGGATGCGTTTTCCTGGATGGATTGATAATAATAATATGATGAATAATATGATGAATAAGATAAGATAATAATATGAACATGGGGGAGGAATTGCAGCGGTTGCAACATTTGATAAGTGATTTGATGAATCAAAATCAACAACTCAAAGAACAACTAGACACTTTTCACCGTACATATGGTTGTGAAAGTAGGGGTCCAGGTGAAACAATTAGCACCACATTGGGATGTTCCACAATGATAACACATGTGAAAATATGAAATATAGCAAATATTGGAATGTTCCAGAGCTGAGTAAAAAGGAAAAGAAACGTCTGAATAAACTGGCCAAGTTGCGCGATCCATTGGAGATCTGGCTGGACCATCACAACCACAAGCTGGAGGTGTTGCGCACACTGGGCAGCGTAATCAATGCCATACTAGGTTTATGCGTGTTTTTAAAAGTATTTGGAGTGTTGTAAACCTGGTTTACACGCTGCTGCTGCAGCTGGTCCTGGTAGCGCTCATATGGACACTGGGTCTGGGCACCTTGTTTCTTGCATACATTTTTGTCAGAATCAAAGATTTTATAATAAACGGGGACAGGGCCCGTTAAAACCTTTTGAACATATGTTGCGTTTTCCCGTCAAAACTTTATGAGCTTGAAGGGAATAAAAATCGATGATCTTCCGGTACTCAGTGACGAGACCATAGAACGGTACCAGAAAGCAATTAAAAAGGGCCGCCGCCATTTCCTGGACAAACTGGTGCTTCACAACATGAAGTTGGTAATATACCTGGCTTATCAGTTTCGTCCCCCATCAGGTTATAGCCACGATGACCTGATCATGGCAGGAACTCCTGGATTATACAGTGCGGTCCGCCGGTGGAAGAGGATTAAAGGAGCCAGCTTCGGCAATTACGCATCATATTACATCAAGCACGGTATCCGGCGCTTTATTCAAAAGAACAGCAATGTGGTCAGTGTACCATACCGGCATAATGATGATGTGGCCCGGGCATATCACGAGAAACATGAACTGGAGGAAAGACTGGGATGCGGCATAGAATTTGATGATGAGCGGCTCAGTGCTGCAGCGCTCAAATCTTTCAGCAGAATATGCAAACGTGTGGACCTGGATAAACCAAATGACGACGGTGAGTACATGGAGCTGCCGCAATCTGAACCTGAAAATATATACGGGAATGAAGAGTACGGTGTGCTGCGCAAATTAATAAATGATTTGGATCCCAGGCAACGGGAAATATTGCTGGCCCGTTTTGGTTTCCATCAACAGGACCATATTCCCACACTGGAAGAGCTGGGCAGCCAAATGCATGTTACCCGGGAACGCATTCGTCAACTGGAGATGAGTGCCCTGTACAAAATAAAAAAGAAATTAGAAATATATAAAAAGAAATATAACCTGGAGATCATATAGATCACCGGCTGCAGGTTATGCAGCATGCCACATGTGGTTAGGGCCCTGGAGCTGCGTTATTATTTTTTGCCCGGACCAAAATTCAGGAAGACCATTCTAATAGAAACGCGTGTCTATTGAACATGTATAGGGCCCTATGGCATTATTTTATTAAAATATATATTCTTTTTAAAAATAATATCATTAAGTATCAACAATTTAAGAGATTTTATAAAAATAACGGTTGATAATGTAAACAATTCATTTATATAAGAAATATGACTATTACATATCTGGATGAAGTTCCCGGGAAGAAAGCGGCAGATGCTGCTGTCCCGGAGATTTCTGAAAAGAATAATACTGGAGAAGAAAACAATATGAATACATCAACCACTGAAACCCGTCGGGGCCGCAAGAGTGAAGGTAAAACAGCCAAGCTGGTATGCCTGATTACCGGTGCCACGCGCACTGCAGGCAGCGGATATCTCAGCACCAAGCCAGCTGAGTTCCGGAGCCAATACATTTGCCGTCCTGCGCTCAAGTTGCTGCGCCAGGGATTGAACGTGCAGCAGGTGCGCGAGCAACTGAATGCAACAGCCGGTCTGCCCGAGATCAGCCCGGAAGTGCTTCAGAGCGCTATTACCATTAACGGTAAGCACAAGAAATAATATATTAATTTATTATCTTCCGTGAGTGCACGGTAATCATATCCCGTGCATTCCGACCACCCTGGATAGCGGAACATCTCTTTCCACTCCGGCGGAACGATAATATATCCTTACCATTACCACCCAGGAACAACATGTCTGATGGACAAACCTGTCTAATAGAAACGTTGATCCAAAAAGCATGTCAAAGGAAAATACCATGATAACAGACGAAGAGCTGCAGCTGGAGCTAATGGAAAAGAATGTGGGCCGCAGCGTCACATTTCAAACCGATGACGGGGACCGTTTATATGGCAAGATAAGCGGTGTCAGCAACACTGAGCATTATACGGTGTTGATTGACTGCAGTTGGCCCTGGCCATGGTACGTGAGAAAAGAAGCGATTCATTTCGTAGAAGACATATCAACAAAAATAAAATAATATAAAATGCATTTCGACGATAGTGAAACATTGGTATTGGCGCATGCAGCATTGGTTGCACTGCAGAACACTGAGCTCCTGGAAGAGCTGCATCTGGAGTATGACCTGGGTGACGATTTCATCGCGGCCCTGAAGACCAAATGCCGCCGCCTGGTTGACATTCACGCGTGATCAGGGCCGCTGCAGCGGCAGCAGAACTGTAAGAGTCTTACAGTCCCGTTTTTTTCCATAGAACACCACCGGATCAGGGTGGTGCCGGGAGCTTCTCCGGGAGCTTCTCCGGGAGCTTCTCCTGGATCTTGCCATCCCCCGGCAACATCTATTTTTTAAAATATATAAAATCTTTTTTGTTATTTTGAAATAAATACATCAAGTAATGAAGAAGAAGATTTTGCAAAAAAAGACTTGCAAGAAAGAAAAGAATATGGTTACCTCTGATGACCCTAAAACAAAGGAGGGTAACCAAGTGAGAATGACAAACAAGCTGAGAAGCAAGCTGAAGAATTTGGTCAATATTGGCCAAGGTCTTTGGCGTGTATTCAACAGAAATGGGGATGCTTATTATTGTAAAGATCCTCTTCTTCTTGCAGATACCATATATCGCAGGAAGTATAGTGAAGTGAATATAGAAAATCTAAACGGCCAATATATCAAACAATACTTGATAACTGGCAAAAAGGAGAAAGCACAATGAAAAGAATAAAGAATAAAAACCCTAATCGTAAAATGATCAGCGAATTCATCGAGGAGTATTATCCAGATGAAGCGAACAAGATATTGTTGGCAGATAATTTTGATGGTGCATTCATTGGAATTGGAAGTGCATTTGGTGGAAAGAATGTGGCGATCTATGACCGAGCCAAATGCATCAAGATTTTGGAGAAGGATATGAGTCCCGATGACGCTGAAGAATTTTTCAGCTACAACACCGAAGGTGCATATGTGGGTGATTACACGCCCATCTTCATGCATAAGGTGAGCTAATGGCGGTTATTAGAGGTTTTAATAACTCACCCACCCCCATAAAATATAAGATTATTTTCTTGTATTATTTTCAAAATCTGTCACTCTCCAACCTATGAGCAACACAACAGCAACTACACCTAACAGCGGAGCGGTGATGAACCTCTCCCACAACGAAACCAATCTTACGAAGGTTAGCGAGATCGTTATCCCCGATCTTTTCAACCGCCGTTTGAAAACTGGAAATGAGATGTTGGATAAAATCTTCGGGGGCGAAGGTTTGTTACCATCTACAGTTTTTACACTCGCGGCTGGTGCTGGTCTTGGTAAGACAACCTTCCTCCTTCAAATGCTTAATTGTATGACCAAGGTAGGAATCAAAACTGCTTATATCTCTGGCGAAGAAAGCCGTGAGATGTTGGCATATACTTGTCGTCGTCTTGGTTTGAAAGATGTGAACATCGCCATTCAAACTGATGTAGACAAGGTAATTGAAATGATGAGCCAAGTGGATGTGATGGTAGTGGATAGCTTTCAATGTCTCACCACGGCAAAGAAGATGAATGCTAGGGAGAAGGAAAGCTATTGTCTCCATGAAATGATTAAGTCTAGCAAAAAGACAGAGTGTGTTCTTGGATTGATTCTTCACGTCACAAAGAGCAACAACTATCGGGGTTCTACACTCATTCCTCACGCCGTGGACGCAAACTTTATGATGCGTTCCAGCGTGACCGATGAAGATGTGCGTGTGATTTACAGCACAAAGAATCGCTATGGCAGACTCTATAATGTTGAGCTTCGTCTAGGACACAACGGATTCGATTTGGATAACGCAATTCGGGTGAATGATGGAACTGCCCCTGCCCAAATTGACCCTCGCAAAGTGCGTTGGCAAGAGGATTTGAAAAAGGTTCTCTCGCTTGCCGAGCCATTGACCCAAACCGATGTAACCAACGCTGTAGATGGAAATGTTCAGCGGGGTTATCTCATCATCCGACAACTCATTCGGGAGGGCAAGGTGATGAAGGAAGGTCGAGGAGAGGAAGCAGTCTACAAACTTACCGATGCTGGCAAAGCTAGTCTCGCCCAAGCCAACGAGGAAGGTGCGGGTGAGGGTGAGGAAGGTGGAGATGATGTTGGTGAAGCAGGTGGTGCTCAAATGGAGGGTGGGGTTTAATCCCCCACCTTCCATATAGGAGGACAAATGAAAGAAGATATAAAATATAAAAAGTTATTAGACGAAGGTGTGGACACGCTTGCGGAACTGATGAGCCAAGCTGACGAGGATACTCCACATGAATATCGCACCCGACACTTTGATGAAAGCATGATGGCTGCTCACGACTTCATTAAAAAATATCGGGAGCAAACCAAATGATGGTGGTTAATTATGTTGCAAGAATGTGGTTTGAAATGGAGACACCTATCGGAACTTTTGATAATATACCGGTAGACGAACTGCTAAACATGGCACAGAAAAGGATTGACTATTTGCGAAATCATCCTCAAGATGCAAATGAAGCATTCGATTATGAGGATAGCTATACAACAGAAAAGGAGATTGCATGAAAAGAGCAACTGAAGTATTGGAACAAATACTAAAAGACTATCAAGAACTGGTCATGCATGGTAACGATGATCTGTGGCAAGAAAAACTGATGGTAAATATGTTGGAAGCCGAACAAGCATTGTTGAATGAAAAGATGCGGGGCAGATACATGGCTGAACAATATGAGTTTGATTTTAAAAACTAATTGACAATCAACCCAGAAAGGTATATAAGGTTAAGAATATGGTAGACCGAGTAAACATGAAGGTAAGTGAACGGGAAAGACAAAGCAACGATTCGTTTGCTCGTTGTCTTAAAAAGTTTAGTGGTAAAGTGCAGGAAGAATGTGTGATTGAAGAAGCCCGAATGCGATCAAAGAAGATGAAGCCCAAGGCATTTGCTCAAGCCAAACAACAATTAAAGATGAAGATGTGGGGCAGTTATGTATGGAAGCCCCCATTCAAACACCAGACTCGAATAGAAAAGACGGCGTAGAGCTTTGCCTCCGTCGTCTAACTGGTTAAGACCCACGACTTATACTCGTGAAGCTCTAGATGTGAGCGTAATATTGGTTCGAATCCAATCGGAGGTATTTGGGCAAATAGCTCAACGGTTAGAGCAGGGCACTCATAATGCCTTGGTTGGGGGTTCGAATCCCTCTTTGCCCACAATCATTTATTTTTAAAAAAATAGAATATATAATAATCATGGGCAGATACCGAAGTGGACAAACGGGGGAGAC